GACCAATGCTGTGTCATCTGGTGTGGACCAGCTGAAATGTGTTGTAGTTGCCATTCATGCTCCTAGTCGTATGTAGCCCATTGTACCGCAGCTCCCACCGCATTCCATGCAAGAGAGGCTGATACATCTTGCCAGCGTGTAGGCTGGATCGAATAACTTGACTCGCTAGTGATTAGCGAGATTGCAGCTTGATTGCGTGAGACTTGTAAAGTCCAGCCCTCAACGAAGCCATAGTAATTTGTTGGCATCAATGGGACTGGTAGCCCTGAGATGCTGATCGCCTTACCCATGGTCATCTGCAAAAACTTATCTAGGTCAGCCGATGAGACATTAGGCGAATCTAACTGGATCGTAAATGATGACATGTTCACTCTTGGGACTCTACGGAGTGCGACATATTTGTCAGCCAGTTCCTGAGCCTCAGCAGCATGTTCCAACTCTGTGCTTATTGATGCTCCGAGCAACCCATAGGCTGCGATGGATGTGGCATCACTTGAAGTCTTAGTGCCTGATTTCCAGGTTAGATTGATTGAGTTAAGAATATCGCCAAGAGACTTGGATGAGGCTACCGATCTCCACAGGATGTAATTCTCTGGGATTGCTTGATAGCCAGTTGCAGCAACCGCAATAGTTCTGCGAGACTCATTAGCCCAGCCGACTTTGCCGTCAGCCGTCTCATAAATGTAACCATTAGCCATTGCGCCATATTTAGCAGCTGTGGAATAGGCATCTGCCACGAATGCGCCAGTATTCTTAAATTCATAGATGCCGGGTGAATCAACGACATCAATGGTAACGCCTGCATCTGTCAAAACTGAGGTCATGCGAGCTGAGTCAAATTGCTTGGCATAAGTAGTTGAAAGAATTGTCCGAGACATAGCAGCAAATGGTCCAACGGCTGCAATGGTTATGATTGAGACTTCATTGACTGAGCCAACTGCAGCCATGCGAGTTGCAATGGTTGTGACCTTGCCTGTGAAAACTGTCCGAGCCGTAGGCGTTGCATTATCGACCTTGACCACTACTGTGTCATTAATCTCGAATGCGTAATCTGTGTTGTCCCAGTTGGCTATCTCAATCGATGCATAGCCTGTGCGAGCCTGCTCCCAATAAGAGCTGCGCCCATAGGTCACAGTTACGGTATTGACAGCCTTTGATGAGAACTCAACACCATCAATGACTACAGAACAATTTGGGTCCCAAGGCATTAAGCCACCGCGAAGTCGCTCTGACCTAGCCGACCGAATGTTCCACTCGTATTGGCTTCAGTCTTTAGAATGGTTGAAATCTGTCGAGCAGTTGAGGCTGGATCGATTGCGCCATTGACAGTAATGTTATTGACTGTTGTAGGAGTTGGCGTTGAGGCTTGCTTGAAGCCACCTGGCAATGATGCGCTAGGCACAGAGATTCCACCTGAAGCACTTGGACTAGATGGTCCATTGATTGTAGGAATGTTTGGCAGGATTGGAATGGCGTTGTAAGCCTTGATGACAGTATTGATTGCGCTGATGGCAACCTGAACTGCGCGAGTAATGCCAGAGATGACATCACCGATAATGTCTAGGATTGTGCCTGCAACCTTGCCCACTACCTTGAATGCGTTGGATAGTGTGAAGCTCAGGACTGGGACGATGTAGTCCACGATGAACTTGCCAAAGGCTTGGAATGTTTCTTTGTTATCCATGATGGCTTTTTTGATTGGCTCAAAGTAAGCAGCGAACTTGCCAAGATTAGGAATGACCTTTTCAACGATTAGATTGACCAAGTCCTCAATGATTGGCAGAAGTCTTGCGCCTACAGCTTCCTTGCCTTCATCGAATGCAACCTTGAGTCGGTCCATGCGCCCTTGAAATGTCTCAGCCTGCTTGGATGCTTGTCCCTCAAATGTCTTGGCTAGTGATGCAGTCGCAGCATTGAAATCCTTGGACTTGATGATGTTCTCATCAATGCCACCGCCCAGTTTCTTAAGAGCTGTGAAGTTTCCATCATGTGCCTTTGCTAGGGCTTCTGAGACTGCCTGCAAGTCTTTGCCAGTACCGGCAGCAATGTTGATTGCCAAAGTCTGTAACTTCTGGGCTTCCTCGACATCCTTTGTTGATCGAACCAAACGATCTAACGATGGACGAAGTTTCTCGTCTGTAACACCAGTTGCCAATGAAGTCTTTAAAATATAAGACTCAGTCTGCTTGATCTGTTCCTTTGTGGCTCCAGTCACATTCTCTAATGATGTGGCTAGGCGTAATTGTGCGGCTTCATCTTCGATGGCAGCCTTAACACCATCAACGGCTAACTTGCCAGCATAAGCAACAGCAGCAGCACCAGCTGCTAAGAATGCTGCGCCTGCTACTTTGCCAAACTTCTCTAATTTGCCTGCAAAGCCTTCGACCTCTGTTGAGGATGTATTGAGCTTCTTTTTAAGGTCATCGACATCTGCAAGGATGGAGAGTTTAAGGGTTCTATTGCCAGCCATTAGTTGTACTCCTTCAGGATGCGATCAAACGCTTCTTCCCATTGTTGAACCAGTTGTGGCTGGATTGCTCGAAGTGTTGGATAGATAAAATATCCAGCATTGCCTCGACCTTTAGATGGTGTGCGATTTGGGAACTGCTTAAAGCGATTAGAACCAAACTCCATGCCATAAAGGACATCTCTAGTATCTGCACCGCCTGAGAACTTTTGAGATGCAAAGCCATAAGAGAACTCACCGACTTTTGATGACTTGGAAATCTTTACACCGCCTGCAATTCTTTGAGCTGCGATTGGTGAGACTGTGCGAGTTGCAGCGGCATCCTTAATCTTGCCAGCAGCAAACTCAGCCAATGCAGATGATTCCTTCTTGGCTTCTAAAACTGCTTGATCTGACATTGCCTTAAATGCTGAGACAACTGCTCGGAGTTCTCTGCGATCATAACTGATTGCTTCAGTTGCCATGTCGCTCCTCCAATATCTCAAGTGCCGTTAATATGTCCTCTGCAGTTTGCCATTCCTTCATCGGGATTCCTGTGGCAATAGCCACTTCTACTAGGAGTCGGCTGATGCTTCCTGGCTGATGGCTTTTGGGTCTGACTCACCGACTGTTATGTCTGCGACAGATTCCATCCAAGCCTCGAAAGGTTTGACTGGACGACCACCGGACTCACGCTTGATAGTGTGAAACGCCAAGAACAATAAGTCCCAGATGCCTGCGACTTCATTGAACTTAGTTGTGGAATGTCCAGTCTCCTTCTCCCACTTAGCCCACTCTGGCGGCTGTGCCACGACTGTGACCGGATCGCCTGAGTTGTATGTAATTGTGATTGGTAATCTCATTGTTTGCTCCCGTTGTTTGATTCTTAGCTAACAGTTAGTGTTGGCTTTGCTGTGCATTGTAGCGTGAATGTCACAGTCTGAGCATCCTTGCCAGCACCATTTGCTGTTGGGAATGATGGGTACAGATTGCCTGTAAATACTGCACCTGTTGCTGCTGTGAATGAATACGCCAATGCTGTGTCTGGTGATGCAGAAGCTGCTGCCCATAGAAGCTCGCAGATTGAGTAAGCCGCACCTGCTGATGCGCCCCAGTCTGCTAGAAGTTCCATCGTCATTGTTGCATCTGTATCGATTGTCTTAAATACGCGACCGTCTAGTGTTTCGTATGCTTGACGATCAAGTGTTGTTTCAAGGCTAACGCTTAGAGCTTGAGCATCGTAATTCTTTGAGTCGATAGTCAAGACCATATCACGCCCTGTGATTACTGTTGTTGGCATTTTTGCTCCTTAGGATTGGGTGTAGTAAGTAGCGACACGAATGTCAGCCACGAGCAGTTGCCCTGCTCCTACTGTTGTTACGGTTGGTCTATCGACCGCAGTCAATTCATATCCTGATGGAATGAGGCTGACTACACTTGTTATGAGTTGCTCGAGATTGTCCAGGCTTGCTGGGTTCGAGTTATATGCGACCGCGCATGTGATGGTCATATTGATCCGAGCGCGGAAAGTTGAGTTGCTGCCGATCGTCTGGAATTCCATGTATGGAGAATCCGGGACAATCACGACTGCTGGAGCAGGGATGTTCTCTGGCACATAGGCAAATACATTAGCTGCAACTGATGAAAATGCATTTGCTAATGGTGTACGGATTTGGGAGAGGATTGTCATTGAGCAATGCTTCCCACATCTATCAATGCGCCTAACAGACCAGAGATGCGATTGTAAAGTGAGCGACCCATCCTAAATGGTGTCGGAGCAAAATCTACGCCTTCGATCTGCCCACCTGGAGCAGTACGGCTTTGAAAGATTTCAACTGAAACTACTGTGACTGCTGTTTCAACTGCGCTGTTGCCGACATAAGTCGATGCGCCAGTAAGGGTTGCAGTACCGGATGGAATAATGTTTTTTGAGATGATGTCAGCGTTAGTAATAGCAGCTGAGAATGTGTAGTCATCTAGTAAGTCTGTAGTAATGGTGCGAGTACCGTTGAATGGGCTTCCGCATCCTGCAATCACTACAGATTGTCCTTCATTGAAAGGATTGAGAGTTGGTGTTGAGAAGTAAGCGATGTTGTTATTAAGTGAGACTGCATCGATTGCTACAGAGTAAGAATTAAGCATTGGCAAAATGACTGCCTCAGCACTATCAATAATGTCTGACAGAACTGCATCGCTGTATAGAGAGGACGAAACGCCAAGCACAGATCGAAGCTCGGAGGCTGTGATAATTGTTGGCATTTCAGTCCTTTCCATACTGCTGGGGGAGCGATCGGGAGCAACCGCCCCCCCATGATTAGTTAGTTATCAGGTAAGGTTCCAGCGACGAATTCCTGCGCCGACCTTTGTTGCGATTGCGTAGTAGCCATAAACTGCTACCTGTAGGCGACCGTTAGCCAAAGCCTGAACCTGGATCTGAGTCTTTGGTGCTTCGTAGAATGTAACTGCCTCTGGTACTACCAAGAATGCAGAATCATCGATAAGTGTTGTTACTGTCATGTGTGGATCAACAAATAGGTTTTGACCCATTACTGTTCCAGTTAGTGACTGAACTCCGACATTACCTGGAGCATTTGATGGCTGAGCCGCTGTAAATAGTGGACGATTTGTTGTGTCCTCGGCTGAGATAATCTTCTCCCACCATGCTGTGTTAGCAATGATGTTCTTAGCAAACTTTCCTGCTGCTGCGTAAGCTGCTGGAGTTTCCTTGCCAATGAAAGACTTGAATCCAGCAATGTCTGCTGCTGTTGCTGTTGCCTGAGTACCGCCAGCAACAAGTGCTGCAACTAGAGCTTGATCTGTTGCCTTCGCGTATGCGTAGTTGAGTTCCCTGATGAGTTCATCGTAGAACGCTGGTGAGCTGCGATCTAACAATTCCCAAGATATATTTTGGAGTCCGGCCGCTTTTTTGACATCAACCGTAATATAGGTTGAGGCCATCTCGGTTCCGCCTAGTGCTTCACCTTCAGTTGATGAACCATCGATTGTTGGAGCTGTTGAAAGCTTAGGAATTGTGAATGACATTCCTGTTGCTGGTAGTGCGCCACGAGATACTGCATCCACTGCCGGTCTTCCATCTATCGAAGTCGTGATGAAGTCGTTCAAATGTGGTGCGAGTGTGAGGCCGGTGTTTGTTGATGTGTCGTTAGTTGCTAGAACTAGCTGACGCGCATCTTCGTCTCCCATTGATGCCTTGATGTTCGCTTCAAGTAATTGACCTGCTGTGAGATCACGATTGATGCGAGGAGTTGTGTAGAATGCTGGGCGTGTTGCCGCAGCCTCTACTTTGTGTGCTTCTACCGCTTCAGCAACGGCAGGAGTCTCTGGAACGGTAGTGTCTGACACTTGTTCTCCTTCTGGTTGAACTTCTGAAACGGTTGTCTCAGAAACTTGTGTGGCTTCTTCTTCAGAAGCTGCGACCTGCGAAACTCGCGCAGAATCGATTGCTGGATCAGTTACCAAAGATGTTTCCATGATGGATGACTTGGAGATCACCATCACGCCATCTTGGTTATCCCAAGCATCTACCTTGACTCCTACTGAGAAGCCATCTCGGAGTCCATCGGCAGCTTCCACCAAAGCATCTTCGCCAGCCATTGTGTTGGCTATCTTGAATGTTGCATCAATGCCTTCTGAAGTAACTTCGTATGAAAGAAGTTTGCCGATTGGACGAGTGCGATCATGCTC